TGCTCTTGTAGCGAGCGAGATATTTGAATGCGTTTCCAAGATCGAAGTTTAGATTTCCAGTGACTTCGATAACCTCAATTCCTGCCTTGTTGTTGCAGTAGTGCGATGGATGATTTACGTTGTCGATCATTTTAAGTTCCAGTTTTATTCAAGATCTCCCATTTCGTAGCGCTTAGCAGCTTCTTTCAACTTCCTATTTCTTTCAGCAGCTACAGCCATTCGTCTCTCTTCCTCGATCTTTCGCTTGATCTCGTTGTTGCGGTCGATCGCCCACAGGACTCTGTAAGGAAGAGCGACCACGACGCATAGACCGAGAGTAGCGAAGAAGTACGGAGCTATCATTCTGATGAAGCTAGCTGCAGTCTCACCGAACAGCCCGCATCCCGTAAGAACAGCAAGGTAGAGAGATACGACTATCAGCGTCGTTATTACGTACTTCTTCCTCATCTTTACTCTCTTTCGTAAGTTTCTTTGAAGATGTCAGGCTTACAGAAGTAGAACTCGCCCTGAACTCCCTTGATGACGAAGTCACCTTTGGAAGCAGCGTGCTTCGCCTTGTTGTCCTTTCCATCTTCGAGAGTCACGACGACCAGCTCATCGTCATCGAGCTTGACGTTGTCGCCTGCGAACTTCTTGACGGCATCGAAGTTGTCGCCAGTCCACTTGATAGCCTCGATGACGACGGGCTTCTTGCGGAACTTGACTGGCTCTTTGTCGCATTCTGGATTCTTAGATTCGTTTAGCCAACTCGTGAATGACATAAGTATCTCCTTAGAATATCTTTCTGATAGAATATCTTACAGTTAGATGCCGAACATGCCAGTTCTTGACATGCCGTTAGCCTGATCTGAAGTGTTCTCGAGGAACTCGTCTGCGTGTTCGCCCTCTTCGAGGACCATGATGATTTCCGGTTCCTTGCAGATCCAGACATCCTTCTTCTCGCCGTTCTTCTCGTAGTCGAGATGGAGAGCTGCGATGTTGTTGATGATGACGCGGTCGCCCTCTTTGACGCCCGGAGCGCGACGCTGTCCATCGGGATAGTAGCGGCCAGGGCCGACCTTGATGACAGTGCCCTCTACGAGGCCGATTGTCTTGTGAGCTTCGGGAATGTAGATTCCCTTGACTTGAACCTTCTTTGGAACTTCGATTGCGATCTTGTCGTCTACGATGATCATAGTTTTTCTCCAGTTTTTGATTTCTGATATGAAATATAGAACAATAGTTCGGTTTGATATTTATTGACGACTTTCTGTGAGTCGAACGCCTTATTGAGCCTCTAAAGTGTCTGAACAGCCTCTTCGAGTCTTTTTCAGAGCTCCGGAGCAGAGACTCCAAGCCTAAAAAAGACTCAGAATCTCTTACTCCGGAAGCTCTGAAAAAGACTGTCTTTTTCGTCGCTCGCTGTCGCATCGACATCCTGTGGGACTTACGCTAGAAGCTTATGAGGCGGTTATCCTGTACCCCAGCTACATCTTCAAGCTGCCATAGCGGCTGCATAGAACGCTTGCTATCACGTTCCTCGTTCAATCTAGCATCATCCGTGTGACACGGCGCAATTCTTCTTCGATCTCAGAAGCTGATGACCTGGGCTTATCCGATACTCGCATTGAGTTGCTGTTCGTTCCATCGACAGGCTTTCAATGTCTCTCAGATATCACTGAGCTGAAAGAGTCTCGATTTGCGATAGCTTTGACTCTTTAGAAGCTACGGCCCTCAGTATCTATTTTGACATCGCATGCAGAAATGAATTCTGTCAATGTATCAGCTCTTACTACTGATCCCGTCTGAGTTTCAAATGCCCTTTATCTCTATACAAAAAAGTAACCTCCGATGGGACAGCACCAGAGGTTACTCTCTTCAGATCTAAAAAGATCTTCGAAAAAAGCTTATTTTAAAACCAATGCGAATTACTGTCCTAAATCGTTGGTTAACGATCAAAATATATATACTTGAGTTTTGATCAAAATTCTCTCAGATTGAGTAAAATCTTATTTACAGATTTATCAGGAATTCCTTCTTGTATAGCTTGTGATGGGGAGGCTTGTCTGGACTTCCGACTGCGTTAGAGATAGACAGGATTTTCTTGCCGTCTATCGCCACTTCACGCTTGAACTGGTCATGAAGATGTCCAGAGTGCCAGATCGCTCCATCGGGAAGCTTAGCAAAGATCTTCGATCCGTCGAAGGCAGACAGCCCGTAGTCAAGTCCCTTGGACTCTAGTGCCGTGTCTCTCTCGATCAGCTGGATCGCTGGAAAGTGCGTGATGAGTATGTTCGTCGTCTTGCTTATGCTTCGGCCCACTGCCTCGTTCTCGTACTCAGCCATCTCGTGAAAGTCTGTCGTCCAGCCGAGCTTGAAGTTCTTGTAGTCTTTGCCGTTCTGCCACTTCTCGAGCATGTGTTCGGAATCTGAAGTAGCCGATCCGTCAGCATATCCCATGCTGCCACAGATGTACTTGCCGTTCCAGAACTTCTCAGTGCCCTTGAGAATGTCTAGCATGTCTACTTTCTTTCTCTCGTCGAAAGTAGCTGTGTGCAGAAACGTCTCGATTCTCTCACGCTTAGTGTAAGTGTCGAGACTACGATTGCGGTCTTCTTCGTTGAGGCGCATCTCGTGATTCCCATACACATAGAAAATGTGCTGGTACATGTCTGCCAGCACTTTGAATGTCGAAAATATCGAGTTTACTGAGCAGGCTACGTCGCCAGCGATGAACAGACAGTCAGCTGGAAGACACCATTTCTCCAATAGCTTCTTGTACTGAGCAGTGTTGGAGAAAGAAGACTGAGTCTTGACCCACTTGTCTATGTGAAGATCGTTGATGAAGTAGCCAGTCACTGTTTCCTCTCGTAGGGTACTTGCTATTTATTCGCCTTGCCCTTCTTGCTAGACTCCATCTCTTCAGCCACGATGTCCTTCCAGCGGTTGCGGATTCTATCCGCTTCGTCGACATCCATGCCCTCCATGTAGTCTCTAGCTTTCTCGATCGTGTAGAAGTACTCGTGCATGATGCATCGAAGAAGCTCTTCGTCAGGTTCTTCGTACTTCTTGTAGATCTTGCTAGTGAAGTAGTGCTTCTGCCTTCTCAGCGTATTACACATGAGTTCGTAGAAATCCTTGTCGCTCAGTTCGAGACGAGAGATCACGTTGAAGATCGGCAGATACTCTTCATAAGTCGACAGCCACTTGAGAATCATCCACTGATTCATAGCGCCTCTCTCGTCGTCTGTGAGATTTTCCCAAGGACACTTGTCTCCTCCCATGTGGTCGATCAACGAGAACAGCGGCTTCTTTTTCTTCTTCTCTTCCTTAGGTTCAGACTTCGGCTGGCCGTTCGATAGCTTCAACTGCTTCCTGAAGAGTGCGATGCTCGATTGACGTCTTGGCATACTTCATGTCCTTTCCGAACTCCTGCATGAGCAGAAATCCGACTTCTGAGTACTGGTTAGTCTCGAATACGTTAAAAATAACAACTTTTTGAGCCAATTTTTTAAGCGCTCTGACCCTCAAATCCTTGTCGTCCGGCAGTCCAGGATGCTCGTCGACATCTATGGCGACCTCATCATAGCGATTTGCGGCGCATAGAGCGTCCTTACGGGCCATTTCGTCAAATTCTGGTGGGAAAACATATAGGGCGAGCTTAAAGTCCTTAGAGGCGGCTTTCTGGCGCTTTAACAGCTCTTCGTTCGATAGAGGCTGATCAGGGAACAGCTTTAAGAACTCAGAAAGCTCAGAAAAGTCGTTTCCGAAACGCTGTCCGCGCTCGATGAACTTGAGCTCATTGTCCATTATACCGACTGTAAGCGGAAATCCGACACGATCGAGCCATTCCCATACAGCGTTCTTCTCGTCGTCTCTGTTCACTTCGACTATCTTGAGCCAAGGACTCTTGAGAATCTCTAGCTCTTTGCGATAGTCCTGACAGAATCCACAAGAATCGGTCACAAAAACGAATAAACCGTTTTTGTAGCTCTTAAGGAAATCGTCTACTGATATGACTTTGTCGTCTATGATCATTCGTTACCCATCAGAGAGAGAAGACAGCATGCGACCTGAATGTCTGGGAGTCTAGAAGTAGCGCCAGCGAGCTCGTACTGGCCGATGATGAGAATAGCGCTACCCTTCTTCTTGCAGGTCGGGACGTACTTGTCATACAGGAAGCGGTACACGTCTACGTCTGAGTAGCCCTTCTCGACGATCAACTTTCTAGCGTCTTCGAGTTTCTTTGCCTTGATGTAGTCGATGAGCTGTGAGTCAACCTCTGAGAAACTCCTGATGCCCTGGTCGATCTTGCCGTAGAGCATGTAATACTTCTGGAGCAGAGAGTAGATTTCACGGATCGAAGTTCCCAAGCGTTCAACGAGCGCTTTGACTGCCTCTTCGTCGAACTCTACTTTCTCGAACTTCAGGACGCCGATGACGCGCTTCAGGATCTGTTCCTTCATCTCCTGCTGCTTGATGGGCTCATTGAAGTTGAAGTCGAGCTCCATCGTTCTTCCTTCCTTCAGTGCGTCGATGACGTTCATCGGGAAGTTGCAAGTCATGATGTAGCTACAGCCCTGCGCCGTCTCTTCGATGAGGTTACGGAGAGCGCCTTGGAACTTAGCGGAGCACATGTCGAACTCATCCAAGAACACGATCTTCGGCGTCTTCTTTGGATTCTTGGTGCGAGCGAATGTAGCGAGATCTTCGCGGAGAAGCTCGATCTTGCCTTCCATAGAAGCGTTGATCTTGAAAACTTGAGCGTCTAGGTCGTTGATGAGTGCGAGTGCGATAGAGGTCTTTCCTCTTCCCTTTGCGCTATAGAGCATCAGGTTTGGAACTTCGCCAGTCTGGACGATATTGTCGAAGAACTTACGTTCGGCTTTCGGAAGAATCACATCTTTGACGTGATCTGGACGGTATCTCTCTACCCACTTGGAGCAATTCTTGTTCATAAAATTTCCTTCTACAAAAATGTCTTCCTTTCAAATATAGAACTTTGAGAGGAAGACGGAATTCGTTCCTTTAGAGATATGTTCCTTTAGAACTTCAACTTGCGTGCAGCCTTAGCGGCAGCTCTGCGCTCAGCTCTGTTGCCGTTGTGCATCTCGGGAGGGAGAATGCACGGACAAGCTCTCGGTTCTCCAGTGTCTGGATTGATGGACACATATCCCTTTCCGTGGCAGCGCTGGCAGTCGGACTTCGGTTCCTTGATCTCTACGCCGAGAATCTGGTACCCGAGACGCAGTTTCTCAAGTGGAGAAAGCGATCTGAGATACTCGACTCCCTGCTGCTCGTCTTCTGTCGCGATAGCGTCTGGCTTGTTGAGTCCAGCGAAGTTGTTGATCGGATTCTGGAAGTTCATTATTCCTCCGCGAGGAGCATGATCTGGAGCTTGATGTCGTCTTCGCGTTCCTGGTTGAGCCACAGACAGCCGTCAGCGTCGATCTCGATGTTGTACTTTCCTTTCGGGAGCAGATTGAGCGTCTCAGCAGTGAACTTCAGGTTGAACTGCTTAGCAGCGGGCTGAGACAAGAAGATCGGATAGTCTGCACGGTCGGCAGAGCGCATCGTGTACACGTTGAAGTTGAGGACATTCTCGTTAGCAGACACGTCGATGTAGTCTGCGCCGATGATGGAGATCTTGCGCTGGAGCTCGTTGATAGTCTCTTCGTCGAACTCGACTGATACGTCCTTAGAGTGCTCAGCGAGCTCGTTGAATGATGCGTCGAAAGTCGGAAGCGTCGTATCGCCGAGACGGAGAGTGAGCTTGTCGGAACGGGCTTCGTTCTTGAAGATCATGTCGACTGCGCTGCCGTCGTCATCTACATTCACAGATAGAGAAGCAGAGACTGTCTTAGAGCTCATAGCTTCGTAGAACTTCTTGAAGCGGTTGAAGTCGATGAAGCCGAGCTGTTCGACTGGCATGTTGAAGTAGGAAACAGGCGCTTCCATGATGTAGCAGAAGTTCGAGGCCTGGTTGTTTGCCATGATGGTCAGCTTGTCGCCGTTCTTGACGACTTTGATTCTCGGGTTGACGGCAGAGAGGGTCTCTAGCACGTCGATGTAGCTCTTGTTGTATTCTAGTTTCTGTTCTTGCATAAATTCCTCATTAGAAATTAGGATTCTATGCAAATTTAGACAAAAATAGAGATGAGAGTTTTTCGTCTCAGCTCAAATAATTGAAAAATCGGAAATTATCGGTTAGCTCCCTTGATCATGATGTAGATGGTCGGATAGTTTATCTCTTGCGCATACTGCTTGTGAGCGCCAGCTCCTTTGACAACTTCAGCCTTCCTGAAGCACTTGCTCAAGCCAGTTATGAGCTCTTCGATCTCATCTTCTTTTGTCTGTGGATCCAGGACAGCGCATACAGCTCGTTTTCCGTCTTTTGTGCCCGCAGAGATGAAGTTGAGCTTGAATTTGAGAGTATCGATCATTCCGATCGTCTTCTGAATCACTTTTCTTTCATAGTAGCTTACAGCCATTTTCAATTTCCTCCGAGAATTAAGCGAGAACCTTGACGATCTGAGGAATAATCATCCCAGACTTCTTTACGATGACGCTCTTACCGATCTCGATGCCGAGATCCTTCATCTTAGCCATGTTGGAGAGCGAGACGCGAGAGACGGTAGTGCCTTCTAGCTGGACCGGATTGATGATAGCGACTGGAGAGAGAGTGGAGCCAGCCATTTCCCAAGAGATGTCGATGATTTCAGAGACAGCAGTCTCGAGTTCCGGCTTGAGAGCCACGTCCCGCTTAGGAGTCTTGAGCTGGCGGTCTTCGCGGTCGATTTCGTCGGCCTTGATGACGACGCCGTCGCAGTTGAACTTGATCTCGCCGTTAGCGATGCGTTCACGAAGATGTTCACGAATGTAGTCGGCAGAAGAGATGAGTTCCTTGACATCGACGGTGCAGTGCGGAGTGATCTCGAAGAAGCAGGTGTTAGAGAGCCAGTCCATGAGCTCGGTCTGAGTCTCGAATTCCTTTCCCATCACGTCGTAGCAGATAGCGTGGACGTATTGCAGATCGTTCTTGTCTTCAGAAGAGAGAGTTTCGAACTTGCGGTTGATGATGCCAGCGACAGCGTTGCGCGGGTTAGCGTTCTTAGTAGCGAAGCGAGCCTTGAAGTCTTCGTTGTAGATGACCATCTCGGCGCGAATAGAGCCAGTGAAGGACGGATCGATGGACTTCGGGAAGTTCATGAGGTTGAGAGTAGCAGTGCGATCGAGTCCAGTAGCGCCATCTCCGCGAGTGATAGCCTTGACGAACTTGCCAGCGGCGTACTGGAGTTCCATGCTAGAGCCGTCTATCTTGAGTTCGAGGCTGTAGCGCTTGGCGGTCTTCTTAGCAGCCCAGTCCTTGAGCTCGTCGATGTTTGCGCACTTAGCGAGGGTTCCAGTAGTCATGGTGTGATTGATCTTCTTTTCGTCGCCGCAGCTGTCGGCAGCAGCCATGCCGTTTGCGCAGAGAGGATCGGTCGGATCAATGGCCTTGAGCTTATTGATCAGAGCGTCATATTCGGAGTCGGTCATGATTTCCTGACCGTTGTAGTAAGCTTCGGCAGCCTTGAGGAGGAGTTCGCGGATCTGGTTCTTTTCCATGTTGTTGGTCCTTGTTTTAAGTTTGTATTAACAATATAAGTATTTTGCGGAGAAATGTAAACCCTTAAATTGAGATTTTCTCAAGTTTTTTGAAGATTTTTCATCCTGGCTTCACGCATCTGGAAAGCCTTCACACGCTTCTTGATGTCTACGTCATCCTTGGTCTGCATGAGATACACCATACAGAGGTTGAACTCTTCCAGGAAGCCAGGTTCGTGCCACAGAACGTCCAAGAATTCGGTCTCATGAAAGCAGTGCAGCACATACGGTCTCGGACTCCAGCTCTCTTCTGTATCGAACAGAACACGCAAGCAGCGAGATACAAAGCCCTTCGGCAGCGAGTCATAGTAGCCCATCAGGATGAGTAGAGGAGTCGCACGATAATAGTCTTCGAGATCGGCAGGAAAGCCATCTCCAGCATACTTCTCTACTAATCGAGCGCAAGCTTGAAGAGTCTCTTCGCATGGATCGACTAAGAATCCCGTCTCTATGATCACTTCAAGCACTGGAGAAGAGGTTTTCAACTCGTACTCTTTCTTGAGCCTTGCGTAGAAGGCGTGTCCATCTAAAGCATCAATAATCTTTTCCATGCGTAAAACATAAGAAAATTCAGGGCTCTTGTAAACCCTGAATTTTTGACAATTTCGATCTTTTTACTTTCCTAGGATCTTGTTCCAGTCTTCACGTATGTCGTCCTGGTCGTCGTTCACTGACATCCACTTTGCAGTGTTCTTGTCGATGTAGTCGCCCTTGACAGCGCCTGTCATCAGACCTTCGACTTCGATCTTGTTGCCGTCTTCATCTTGCATCGTCATCTTCTCTGTCGCAAGTTCTGGAACATGAAGAGTTATGCGCTTGCGGTTGAAGTCGAGATCGAGCTTGTGTCCGCGAAGGATCTTCATTCTGGTCAGGCGTAGTGTCTTGTCGTGACTTGACTCGTTCCATAGCTTCTTTCCCATGTAGTACTCGAAGATAGTAGCGCAGACCTTGAAGATTCTGTCGTTAGTCATGACAGCTTTCGTCATTCTAGCGATGAACTCTTCTAGCTCATCTGGCTCGTAGTTTCCCATGCCGTCAGACTTTACGCCGACCGGATTGTTCTGTATAGCGAAGAACTCTCTGACAGCTTTTCTGATCATGTCTTCGTTCCATAGAAGACGACATACTCCCAAGATGAAGTTGACTCGCTGGTAGTAGGACTCTCCGACCATCTTGAAGTTCTCGGCATCATCGATCTGGTTCTGCAGCTCGAATCCGCTATTGTCTTCAAGAATCAGATCTACGATGTCGAACATCACTGGATCGATCTTATTCCAGTCAAAGTCGTAACGGTCAAGCACGGTCTCATCGGTCGGCGTGACTAGCACATCTGAGATTTCGACCATTTAGCTCTCCACTAGGCAGTGCAATTGACAATGACATAGACCAAGCTCTTTAGCCTTGATTTGGTCTCTGAACTGCTTGCACATACACTTCGTGTCTTTCGTCTTCATCAGGGCGCACGGACAGTAGCCGTCGTTGTCCTTGATCTTCTGCTCGAACGCTTTTACTTGTTCTTCAGTCCATTCGGGATTCTTGATAACTTTCATAATTTCCTCTTTTGAGAGTATTTATCCGCTTATTCCCAAAATATAGTCACAATTCCGTCGTTTGTCATTATCCTTGTCGTCATCTTAGTCATCCAGCGTCCATTGCCGTAGGCGACATCAGTGACTGGGTACCCGTACTTCAGCTCTTGCCCTCTAAGCTCGACAGGATATTCGTTTTGAGTCTTCGACATGTTGATGCGTCTGATTTTGTAAGAGCGCATCATCTTGAGCTCTTCTGTGTTGAGATTGTAGAGATTGTAGAGATTCTCTATCCAACGTAGCGCCGAGATCAGCGCGTCGACAGTCCCGATGTGATTCTCTATCACCTTCAGCACCTCTTCGCTAGCTTGCTCGGATAGTCCAGTAGCGACCTTGACGTGCTTGACTCTCCGGCCAGGCTCTTCTGTGTACTTCATGATCGCAGCAGCGTAGAGCATAGCCGTTACGTCTTGGAGGTCGCGACTCGGCAAGAACAGTCTGCGCTTCAACAGCAGCTCGCCGAGGATCTGAGTCACCATGTCTCTGTCACCTATTGTGTTGATGACATGGATCTCCAGCGGATCCCATTTTCCTTCATTATTTCCCAAAATCATAGTTCTTCCATCTTATGTGGATGATCGAGTGAAGTCCAGTTCCATACATCGTCTGTGGCCTGCAGCCATTGTCGTACCACTGTTCTCCGTTGTGGTTATAGTTCAGGCACTTCATCTCGTAAGACTTGTAGAGCTTCTTTTCCATGAAGTCAAGATCCCAGTGTTCGAAGTTTCCGAACTCTCTGACTGCAGATCGAAAGAAGTTCAACGGATAGTAGAGCTCACGGTAAGTCATGAGGATGTTGTCTATGTCGGCGTCCGAGAATTGCTTTACACGATCTGCTGCCGTCTCGATGTGACCTGTGCATGCGAAGTCACGCACTGACCGTTCTGACAGTTCTAGAATGTACGAGAGAATCTCTCTCGTGTAGTGTCTGAGCTCTTTCAGATCAAGTGTGTTCTCCATGAATGCGAAAGCTGACAGGATGGCAGTTCTTCTCTGCAAGATCTGTTTCTCAGTTAGCGTGCGCTCGTACCAGCACTGGTCGTTGAACAGCCTGTCGAGATCTCGCTTGAGTAGAATGCTGCACATCAGAAACAATCCATCATCTCCGATAGATTGATGGAGGTCGCACTCTAGCTCTGGAAATTCTCTAAATACGTGTTCTACCATATCAGGTTGATTCCCTTCCCGTAATAAGGAACGAAGCACTTGTTGACATTGTGATTCCTGACTGCAGAACGCATCATAGCTACCCTGATAGCCTTCTGTCCCTCTATCGACTGAACAGCTATGTTCTTCCAGTCAGTATTAGAGTTGAGATACTCGTTTGCTCGTCTGATATGCTCTTTCGCTTCTGGAGTAGAGATGATAGCGTCAAGAAAGAGATTCATGCGCTCTTTGTCTGAGAAATATCCAGTGAATCCTGGATCGAGCAACCTTCCTAACATCCAACGCTTGTCGAAGATCTTCTCACGTACAAGCGAGATTCCGATTAGCGTAGCCGTCCGGAACTTGCGTAACGAGATCGTGCTGTCTTTTTTGAAAGAGTCTAAGTCACGTTCGAAACCGTCAAGATCCAACACGACTGTCTTTAGAAAATAGCGGTAGAATCCCGATAGATCCTCCCGCCATAGTCTTACTTCGAATTTTCGTTCTCTTAAGCTCATTTAGTCCCAGATGATCTTGAACGGAACTTCAGTCTTGGGCTTGTGTTCGATGAAGCCGAGTCGAACTTCGTACTTACGAGCGGTCTTCATCTGATCTTCGCCTACAGCCGTGTTAGTGAGCTTCTGCACCACTTCACGCATGATCTTCTGACCTTTAGCGTCCATCTTCATGTAAGCGATGAAGTCCTTGACAGACTCTTCGTTCACTTCGTCGATACGAGAAGTGTCGCAGAGATGTTCGATAGCGCGACCTACAGAGCTTACGCCGATTTCCTGATCGATCAGGCAGAGTGCAGCGAGCAGCGCAGTGCGACGACGGCGCTTCTTGGCGGAAGTTGCTCGATCGTATCCGTTCAGACACTGAGACAGCTTCTTGTCGTTCGGGTTGAGAAGGAGAGAGGTTGCGCGTTCTGCATCGTGGTCATCGATGTAGTCATAGAGTTCGAGGGTGTTCTTTGCCATTTTAAGTCCTTGGTTGGCAGGTGAACGGAAGTTTGTATTAACAATATAGGTAATTTCTGGAGAAATCTAAATAGAAAAATCTGAATTATCTCATATTTTTTAGAGCTTCTGAGAGTTTTTCTACATTTTTTGGATAATCTTTGAGTATCTCTTCGTGAAGATCTCCGTTGTCGAAGATTCCAGCATTCCGGCAAGCTATGACGAAATCGGTCTCGGACAGAGAAATTCCGTTGTAGAATCTAGGATGAGTTCTGTGATATTCTGTATAGAGAAATGGACTATGATCGAATTTCGCTAGCATAGCAAGGACTGATTCCTTCACCATCTCTTCTTTTGATATAGACCTAGGAGCCTCGCCAGTACTGCTTCGATACAGACTATCGATAGTCTCGTCTAGGTTTTCACTATCTCCTTCATATCGTAGTGTATTTAAGCTTTCAATAAAAGAGCTCAGACTTTTTGAGCTGAGCACTAAATTGAGGTCAGGAAATTCTTTGTTCGAGATGATAGTCCTAGAGTCATTTGGATAGTAGATATTGCTCAGGTCTTCGATGAAACTCAGATGACAATCCACTGGAAGGATCTGCTTGATAGCATACCTCGCTTTCGACAGCTTTAGATTGAGAGCACGAAATGCTCGAGTAGCAATATCTCGGTACTTCTTCGTCATTTGATATATTTACTCCATTCAGCGTCAATTCTTCTGC